AATTTACACCAAAACCTGGAGATGTGATAGTTTATGATTGGCCTAATGATGGTAAGGGTGCATCTAATCATGTAGGAATATTTTGGAAAATTGATGGAGGATTTTGGTGGGGAGTTGACGGTAATAAAAGTGGCGGAATAAAATCGCATTGTATTAAAAATATGGGATGTGTACAAGGAGTAGTAAGAATTTAATAATATGTCAGCAATAAATCCAACAAATAATACAGGCTTAATTGTAGATGAATTTATATCATACGCAACAAATCATTTAAATAGCGTTAAGGGTACAATATATACTACATCATTATATCCACCAGTAGGAACACCAAATATTGGTGTATTAAATTGGGTTGGTTATATTATAGCCCCTACAAATCAAACTAATGTTGTAACTCAAGATGATTTTAAACCAAAAGAGGATATACAAGACCAAAATTCGGTAAGACCAACCCAAGAAGAAACTATTGCAGTTGGAACAACTGAACAAAAACTTGATGAAACTGTAGATAAAGAGCTAGAAGAATTTTTAAGAGGACCTCAAGTCATAGCCTATGATTCTGGTGTAGCTGTATCAGCTGATAAATTCAGTACAGGTAAGCCGTTTGTACAAGGACCTAGAGGTGGGGGAGGATTTCAAAGCGCAGGAACAGGAGTGGCAGTTGATTTAGGAGAATTGGATTTAACGGCAGATTGGATTACAATAGCTGCTAAATATATAGCAAAAAATGAAGGATTTGCTGATAGAGCAACTTGGGATGCAAACGCATATAGATTAGGATTTGGTACTGATAGTATTATTGGAAGTGATGGAAAGGTAAGAAAAGTTCAACCACCACCATCATATCACAAAGAAACTGGACAAAAAGTACCACCAAATCCACCAGGAGATACTACTACTGTTGAAGCAGCTCTTAAAATGTTACAATATGAAGTAACTACAACTTTCAAAAACAGATTGGTGGGAAATGCGGATTATCAAATACCACAAGCAACGTTTGATGCATTAAACAATAAACAAAAAGCCGCTTTAATAAGTTATTGTTATAATGCTGGAAGTTTAAGAGTTGGTATAGCTACTGCAATTAAAAAAGGTGATTTAGCATCAGCTACTGCACAAATAAAAGAGGGACCTATACATAGTAAAGGTGTTGTTGTTTCTGGTTTAGTTAGAAGAAGACAAGAAGAAGCTACACTGTTTTCTACATAATTTTCAAAAATAACAATTCAAATATTTATAAACATAACAAATAAGGAAGTATGAATACAGATAAATTATTAAAAGCCATACAAATCCTAATAAAAGAGGAATTGAAAGAACAATTACCCGCATTAATTAAGGAAACTGTAAAGGCTGAAATGAAAAAACTGATAGCAGAAGGAAAGCAACCTGCTAAACCAAAAAGTACCGGATTATCTATGGCTAAGGCTATGATGGAAGATGAACCAATTATGGAATCGGTTCAAACTACTAAAGTAGCCGTAACGAAACAATTTAGTAAAAACCCAATGATTAACCAAATTCTTAATGAAACCGCAATGGCACCTACAACTGGTGATGGTGGATTTAGAACTATGAATTTTGGACAAGGTGATATGGGTTCAATTGTAGGTAGAACTGCAATAGCAGAAAAAATGGGTTATGGTGATTTAGCAAAAGGACCTTCTCCAACTGGATTAGGTGTGAATACTGGAGTTGCTGAGTTGGATAAGGCTTTTAACAGAGATTATTCTGAATTAGTAAAAAGATTTAAGAAGTAATGGCAATCATATTAGGTAGAAAACCTTTATTAGAGACTAAAGATTATGAAGATTATGCAATTGGATTAGCTTTGCCGATTCAAATAACAAATGTTGCGTTTAAGCAAAATTACACAGAAATTGAGCAATTAAAATCTAATATAAAAAATCTTTTATTAACAAAAAGAGGAGAACGTTTAATGAATCCTTTATTTGGAGCTGGTGTAGAGACAGTATTGTTCGAACCCATAACAGACGAATTTGAAGATAAAATTCAAGATATAATAACAACTTCTGTTGAAAGATATATACCAAATGTGAGTATTGATGAAATAAATGTTGATATGAGTAATGAAAATAAAGACAAAAATTCCGTAAATATATCATTAAAATTTAGAAGTAGAAATACTGGAAATTCTGGTTTAGTATCTTTTAACATACAACAAACAGCACCATAATATGAATTCATTACCAAGCAATAGAAAATATAGCGGAAAAGATATAAAGTATCTTAATAAAGATTTTTCTGCATTTAAAGATAATCTTATTGAATTTGCTAAAGCATATTTTCCTAAAACAAATACGGACTTTACAGAAGCATCACCTGGTATGATGTTTATTGAAATGGCATCCTATATAGGTGATGTATTATCTTATTATATAGATGATACCTTTAAAGAATCACTAATAACAACAGCCGAAGACCAAGAAAATGTAATAGCTTTAGCTCAATTTTTAGGATATAAACCAAAAGTAACAGCTCCTGCAACTACAACTTTAGAAATATACCAACTTGTACCTGCAATTGGAACGGGTGCATCTAATATCATAGATAGTAAATATCTATTGCAAATAAAGCAAGGAATGGTAGTTGAATCTAAGGATGATGCAATTAAATTCATAACAACGGATATTATAGATTTTAGAGATAGTACTGATAGAGAAATCACAATATATAAAAGGGATTCAAATACAGGAGACCCCACTCTATATCTTGTTAAAAAATATGTAAAAGCTATATCAGCTGTTTCCGAAGAACTTAGTTTTGAATTTGGACCTTATAGTCCATTTGCAACTATAAATTTACCAAATACAAATGTAATAGAAATTTATGATGTAAGAGATTCTAATAATAATAAATATTATGAAGTACCTTATTTGGCTCAAGAAATGGTATTTTTGGATTATCCTAATACTGAATTAAATGATCCTGATTTGGTGCAATTTAAAGATAGTGTACCATATATTCTAAAAACTTTAAAAACACCAAGAAGATTTGCAACTAAAATCAATCCAGATTTTACAACAACTATTCAATTTGGTGCTGGTGACCCAAATGCAAATGATGAGCAATTAATTCCAAATCTTAAAAATGTAGGATTAGGATTACCTAACTCTATTAGTAGATTAGAGGAATCGTTCGACCCAACCAATTTCTTAAAAACAAAAGCTTATGGAGTATCACCATCTAACACAACTATTACAGTAAAATATTATACAGGTGGTGGTGTTGCATCTAACATAGAAGCTGACCAACTTACAAAACTATCATCTATTGAATTTGATAATGATTATTCAGATTTGAATATAGCACAAATAGGAACGTATAATAGTTTAAAAAATACAATAGCTGTTACAAATAAAATACCAGCCGTTGGTGGTAGAGGAGCCGAATCCATTGAAGAAATAAGACAAAACGCTTTAGGTAATTTTGGAGCACAAAACAGAGCAGTTACTTCACATGATTATCAAATTCGTGCATTATCAATGTCACCTAAATACGGAGCAATTTCTAAATGTTATGCAACCGCAGATGGTAAATTGGATAATAATTCACCATCATCTATTTTAGCATCTCCAAATGTTTTGCAAGAGTTTACTGATTTAGTTATGGGATTTATACAAAGACCTGATTCGGATGAACCACTAAGAGCTGATGTTAATTCAGAAATTCAACAATTTTTAATTGGAAAAACTTCTAATGAGAATGAAAAAAATAATCCATTTGCTATAAACTTATATATGTTAGGATTGGATAATTTTGGAAGATTAACTCCAACAAACAGAGCAGTAAAAGAAAATTTAAAAACTTATTTAAACGAATATAAAATACTAACTGATGGTGTAAACTTTTTAGATGGTTTTGTTATCAATATTGGTGTTGACTTTGAAATAGTTTGCAATAGAAATAGTAACAAATCTGAAACAGTTACCAAATGTATATTAGAATTGCAAAGATATTTTAATATAGATAATTGGTCTTTTAATCAAACAATTAATTTAAGTGAAGTTGAAGTATTACTTTCAAATATTGAAGGTGTATCTTCTGTTAAAAAACTTAAAATAGTAAATAAATGTGGGGGTGAATATTCTCCAAATTCATATAATATAGAAGCTGCAACAAAAAATAAAGTGGTGTATCCATCGTTGGACCCTTCAATTTTTGAAGTTAAGTTTCCTAATTCAGATATAAAAGGGAGGGCAATATAATGGCATACTATTTTTTAACAGCATCAAAAGATGCAACGGTTTATCTACAACAACCCAATCAAAATACTGGGCTTGATGAGATATTAGAAGTAAGCAAAGTTTATTACGGAAACGTAAAAGATGTATCACATGCTTTACTTAAATTTGATGTAGGATTCTTATCCCAATCATTGTATAATGGTACAATTGGTATGACTGATGCTCGTTTACTATTAAAAGAATCACAAACAGAGGAAATCCCATTAGAATATACAATTTATGCCAATCCAATATCTGGAAGTTGGGAAATGGGTATAGGTACTAGATTTGATACAATAACTACAAAAGGTGTAACTTGGAATTATAGAGAAGGTGATACTAAATTAAATTGGTTAGATAATGATTTTAATTCATATACTACCGCAAGTATAAATGATGGTAGTGGTGGTACTTGGTGGACACAATACAGCGCATCTCAAAATTTCAACTATGAAAGAGGTGACATTGATATGGATGTAAAACCAATGCTTAAACTTTGGATGACTGGTTCATTGAATGGTGGAATTCCAAATGATGGATTGATGTTAAAATTTGCTAACTCAACATTGTTTCCTGAAAATATAGAAAGTAACACACAGGACTATGGAATACTAAGATTATTTAGTAAAGAAACATTTACAATATATCAACCAAAAATTAGAATAGGTTGGGATGACCAATCTTTTATAACAGGTTCATTATCTGCACTAAATTCAAATGATATTAAGGTTGGTGTTAAATCATTTAAAAGCGAATATAAGAAAAATAGTATTCCAAAAATAAGGGTAGTGGGTAGAGAATTATATCCTGTAAAAACTTTTACAAATTCATTTGCATATAGTGACGTAAAATACCTACCACAAACAACATATTACCAAATTAAAGATTTTGGTTCGGATGATATTATAGTTCCATTTAGTGAATACTCTAAAGTAAGTTGTGATTCCGATGGAAACTATATTAATTTGAATCTTTCAAATTGGGAGTCTGGTAGAGTTTATAAATTAGAATTTAAAGTTGATATGGATGGTGATGTAAAATACTATGATGATAAAATAACATTTACTATATCAAATAATTAATATGGCAGATTTAAGAACAACCGGATTAAGAAACGCAACTTTACTTGATGGTATAAGTAAGAGTGGTTCTTTAGTTGTGTCTAAAACTAGTCAAAATTCATACACATTTAGTGATGGAAATTCTGGGGATGGTGTTGTATTTGGAAAATTATCAAATCCAAAATATAACGAAAGTGATTTAATAAAATCAGTAGATACTAGAATATTTGAATTAATACCAAGTGAACCACCACCATTAGATGATGATGTTCCAAGACCTGTATATAATGAAGTAACTCAATCTGTAATAGATTTGACGGAAGAAGTTATTAGACTTAATACAATTGTGGTTGATTTAACGGCTAAAGTTAGTGAACTGGAAATCGTTTCTGAAAGTTTAAGAGTTGATGTTGATGCTCAAAAAATATTAGTAGCATCATTTGAAAATCAGTTAAATCAAGCAAACGTAAAAATATCTAATGTAGTTGTTGATTTACAAAACGCAATCCAAAAGGGAACAGCTGAAGCAATTCAACGAGTTTCTTTAACTGCTCGTAATCAATCATTAAAAGAACAAAATGAGCAATACAAAGAAATATTAGAAGGTAAACAAGCTAAGATTGCGGAAGGTGCTAAAGTGGGTATGGATTTCTCTGTTAAGAGTGTTCAAAAGGGAGAACCTCAATATGGTGATTTAACTTATAGAGCTAGAGCTAAAGACGATGGTAACGGTCAATGGATTAATGGACCTGATCTTGAAGTTTATAATTTCTCAAAAGAACCTATAACAATAACGTTTGAAGAAGCGGGACAAACATTGGGTTCATTTGAAAAGATACCATCTTTTACATTACAACCAAAACAAACTAAACTATTGACAGTAAAAACAATTCCATCAAAGATAGATGATTTTAGACCATCTGCTGGTGTAACATTATTAGGTGATACCGCATATAAAGGTAGTTTGAATGTAAAATCTGAAAAATCAAGTGTAACTTTAGGAGTTGCAATTCAAAAACAA